TTTCGCAGAGTACATCGCCGGAAAGGTCCGGCGGGCGCAACGCAACCTGGCATCGACGAACAATATCCTCACCAAGCATTTCAACGTCTGGGTCAACGCGGCGACGGCCTGGATGGACATGCGGAAGTGGGAAGCGTGCGGCGATTCGAAACTAAACATCGAAGACTTTACCGAGGTCCCCTGCTGGATCGGGCTTGACCTTGCGAGCGTGGTCGATATCGCCGCCAAGGTCTACCTGTTTCGCCGGGAGTCGGAGAGAAAGGGCGATGCGGCGTTCGAGTGGACCAGCTTCGAGCGCTACTACCTGCCCGAGGCGACGATTGAGGGCAATGCGAACTCGCAGTATTCGGGCTGGGTTCGCGCCGGGCACATAACGGAAACGGACGGCGAGACAATCGACCTGGACGCTATAGAGGATTCGATTCGGGACGATTGTCGCCGGTTCGACGTGCAAGAGGTAGCTTACGACCCCTGGCAGGCGAAGCAAATGGCTTCCCACCTGCTCGCGGAAGGGATTCCGATGGTCGAGCTACCGAACACGGTACGGAATTTCAGCGAGCCGATGAAGGCTTGGGGCGGATTGGTGGTCGCCAAAAAATACCGGCACGCGGCGAACCCTTGCACGGCTTGGCAAATGTCAAACGTCGTCGCCAAGCTCGACGCGAAAGACAATATCTACCCGCGCAAAGAACACGAGGGGAATAAGATCGATGGTCCCGTAGCCGGGATCATGGCGTGGTCGCGGGCGCTGTCGAATCCACCGGCTGCCTCGGCAAGGCTAATTGAACTCGGATAGGGTTATGTTCAGATACCTCGTTTCCCTGATTCTCGCAGGCGCAATGTTCGCGCCTGCAGTCTTCGCGCAACAGGCTCCGGCATTTATCGCCTATCGCGCGTCTTCGTTATCCGGCAGCACCGAGAAAATCACGATCCAGCAGGGCACTACCAGCGGTCGCCGCACAACCTTCGTTGGGGCAGACGTGTATTGCTCCGTCGATTGCGTCATCACGCTGGCACTGAACGGCGCGGCTGCCACGGCCACAGCCTTGACCCCAGCGGCGCTGCACACCGGGCAGACGGTTTCGAATACCGCTTGGCGCAGCTCGGACGTTGGTGCCGGGACTACCATCAACGTTTACAGTATTTCGGCAGGCACAACGCTGCCGATTGATCTCGGCTATATTCGCTTCACTGGCGTGAGTTCAGGCCAGAACCTCTCGCTCGGAACGGATAGCATCACTGGCGACGTGAGAATGGCTATTGTGTGGGTCGAAGAGTGAAATTCGGCCCCGCGCTATCTGGTGACGACCTGCGGGATGTACTGGTTTTCGGCGGGATCACGCTCGCGTCAATCGGCGTCGGGTGCTACCAGTGGCAAGCCGGGCTGATAGTGTTCGGTTGCGCAATGGCGGCCATCGGACTCAAGTTCAAATGATCCTTGACCGGCTACGGGCTGAAAATGGATCGGGGTACAGTGTTGGGCGTATCGATGCGTTTCTACGCCACGGTGCCGATACAATTTCGAAAGCTGGCATTCCGGTCACGTTCGACGGGGCCTTTCGGATCGCCGCGGTCTATGCCTGCGTTCGGATCGTTTCGGAGGCGATGGCGAGCTTGCCCCTGCTGATTTACAGGCGACTCGACGATGACGGAAAGGAACGATATCGGGATCATCCGTTGTACCGGGTACTACGGCGCAAGGCGAACGATATTCAGACCGCCGCCGGATGGCTCGAAACGGCGATGGTTCACCTGTTGTTGAGGGGAAACCATTACAGCCTCATCGTGCGGGTCAACGGGAATGTTCGAGAGCTGGTCCCACTTAATCCTGATCTAGTGGAGCCGCTATATCGAAATGGTCAACTGACATACACGGTCCGTCCGAACCCACAGCGCGGCGAAAGCGGCGATCCCGCAGTGCTGACCCGCGACCGAATTCTCCATATCGTCGGGAAAAGCTCGGACGGTATCAGCGGGCGGTCGGTGATCCAGGATGCCGTTGATGTGATGGGCACGAGCGCGGCGCTTGACGAGCACACGGCCAGGATTTTCCGCAACGGAACGCATATCGGAGGCGTGTTCGAGCACCCCGGAAGGCTTGGCGAAGAAGAACACAAGCGCTTGCTTGAGCAGATCAAAGAGCGATGGAGCGGTAGCTCGAACGCGGGGAAATGGTACGTCGCCGAGAGCGGCATGACGGTCAAAACCCTGGGGATGACGAACGACGACGCGCAACTGATCGATACCCATAAATTTCAAATCGCGCAAATTGCCAGATTTTTCGGCGTTCCTCTCCATAAATTGCTCGATAATGTTTCGCAACCACGCGCAAACATGGAACAGATGTCAACCGAGTGGGTACAAGACGGCTTGAGGCCATGGGCTACGCGGATCGAGCAGACGGTTGATGACCAGTTGCTTGACGGCGACGATGAATTATTCTCTCAATTCCTGTTTGAGGATTTGCTGCGGGGCGATCTGGCGGCCCGGACGGCTCACTATGTGGCAATGTTCAAAATCGGAGCCTACTCGCTAGACCAGATCATGGCAAAAGAGAACATGAACCCAATTGGCGGCGACACTGGGCATCGCCGGTTCCGCGACATTCAGCTTGTTCCGCTCGAATCCGACGGCACGGCGGCGGTATCGGCCCCAGCGCCAGGTGTAAACTGATGCGCTACGAACACGTCTGGGCAATCTGCCACTCCCAAGCATGGGCGATTCTGCCGGAGAAACTAGCCGAGATCGAGCGATTTTTGGAGATCAAAGCCGATGGAGGCGACGTTTCGGCGGAAGAGATCAAGGCGCTACGGATCAACTCGCCCGGCGAGGGCGGCGGGCTGGTCAAGATCGGCACGGTCGGGATTATCCAGATTGCCGGTACGATCACGTTTCGCTCCTCGATGTTGACGGAGGCGAGCGGAGGGACATCAACGCAGCGATTATCGGCAAGCCTGCGGGACGCGCGGGAAGACCCGGCGATAAAGGATATCATTCTTGACGTTAGCTCTCCGGGCGGCGGAGTTCCGGGCGTTGACGAGTTTGCGTCCGAGGTTCGAGCCGCGCGGGAGCAGAAGCGCATCATCGCTCAGGTTGCTCCGCTCGCCGCTAGCGCGGCCTATTGGATCGCGGCCCAGGCGTCCGAAATCGTCGCCATGCCATCGGCTCAGGTCGGCAGCATTGGAGTATATGCAATGCACGCGGATCGCAGCGCGGAGATGGAGCGGCGCGGCGTGAAGGTCACCTACATCAGTAGCGTTCCGGGGAAGGTTGACGGCAATGAATTTGAGCCACTCTCCGAGACGGCCCTGGCGGACATGCGGCAGGCCGTGAAGGAATCCGGGGACGCCTTCGAAAAAGCCGTGGCAGCCGGTCGCGGCGTTAGCCTGAAAACGGTTCGCAGCGACTTCGGCGGAGGCCGCCTATTATCGGCGCAACGAGCGAAGCAGGTCGGCATGATCGACCGCATCGGAACGATGGGAGATACGCTCGCCCGCGCGAATGGAGGCTCGCGACGGCGGGCCGATGAGATTCACACAGTGAGAGATTTCGAGGACCATCTGCGGGAAGCGGGGTTCTCGGCAAACGCCGCGAAAGCAATTTCGAGCGGCGGATTCAAACCGCAAGACCCCAGCTTGGATTCTCGGGACGAGACCGAATGGGCCGAGATCGGGCAAGCGATTTCCGGTGAACTCCACGGAATCGAAGCCCGACGAATCCTAATGACGCGGAGGTAATCCGAATGGAAGCAGCAACCAGCGCAAAGGACACGGTGCTTCAGGCACTCGCGGAATTTCGCGCAATCAATGACAAGGCCCTCGACGAGAAGGCCGATAAGGGCTATGTCGATTCGGTCTTGAAGGAATCGGGCGACAAGGCGTTGAGTGCCGCGCTCGAGAAAATGGACAAAGCCAACGCCGCCGTAACCGAGCGGCTCGATGGCATCGAAACGCGGATCGAAAAGAACCTGTTTCAGCGGGGCGCGGACGACAAATCCGCCGACATGCTGGCCAAATTCTGCCGGTCCATCGGGGCGGACGTGCCGATTGAGCAATACCGCTTCTACCGTAAGGCGTTCGGTTCCTACCTGATTCGCGGCGACAAGGCGCTTGCGCCCGATTTGCAAGCCGCGATGTCGGTCGGCAGCGACCCGGACGGCGGGTACTTCGTTCCGCCGGACATGAGCGGAGCGATTCATTCGAAGGTTTTCGAGCTTTCCCCGATTCGCCAGATTGCGAACGTCGAAAACACAAGTTCCGACGCGCTCGAAGGCCCATACGAGGACGACGAGGCTGGAGTGGGATGGGTCGGAGAAACCCCGTCGCGGACGGAAACGACTACTCCCACTCGCGGTATGTGGCGGATTCCGGTTCATGAAATCTACGCCATGCCCAAGACGACCCAAAAGGTACTCGACATGGCTTCGAATATCGAGGGCTGGCTGTCCGCCAAGGTGTCGAGCAAAAAGGCTCGCGAGGAATCAACCCAATTCGTCACGGGCAACGGCATCCTGAAGCCGCGCGGATTCCTCAGCCCCGCGAACGCTACGACTGACGACTCTACCCGCGCGTGGGGAACGATCCAGTATGTCATCACTGGCGTTTCGGCGGACTTCCCGGCTGCTCCGGCAGGCGGCGACGTCTTCATCGACGCATGGGGCAAGCTCAAGGCGGCATACCGGGCAAACGCACGCTGGCTGATGTCCCGCTCCACGCTGGCTGCGGCCATGAAGGAAAAAGACTCCAATGGGAACTACGTCTGGCAGCCCAATTTCCAGCAGAACGCGCTCGGAATCAACATTCTCGGCTATCCGGTGCTCGAAGCCGAGGACATGCCAGCGCTCGCGGCGAACTCGCTCAGCATCGCATTCGGCGATTTCCGCGAGGCGTATACCATCGTGGACGGCACCGGCATTCGCGTTCTGCGCGATCCGTTCACCGAAAAGGGCCACGTTCTGTTCTACACGACCTCGCGGGTAGGCGGCGACGTGGTGAACAGCGAAGCCTATAAGCTCATCAAGTTCGGCACGAGCTAAGGGAGAAGCAGACATGATTCGAGACCTCTATTCCAACCTCAAAGTAACTAAAGCCATCGCGAACGCGACCCGCACTGCCGATGCAAACGGCGCGGGTATCGACACGCTCGGCTACGACTCCCTCATGTTCGCGGCCAATATTGGCGTTTCCGGGGACACGCTCTCCGGGTCCGTCAAGATCGAGCTTGAGCTTGAGGAGTCCGACGACGACAGCACCTATACCGACGTTGCCGACGCGGATCTCAAAAACTTCGTCGCCGGGACCAACGATGGTACGTGGGCGGTCGTCGATGACGCGGCGGAGGACGACGCCGTATACATCTGCGAATATCGCGGGAACAAGCGCTACGCGCGGGCCGTCATCAACCTCACCGGCACGCATACCAACGGCACGCCGATTGACATCGTGGCTCTTCAGGGCCATGCGCATCTCAAGCCGGTCAACACGTAATGCTCGTCAACATCCTCTCTGTTTTCCGTTTCGCTCACGGTGGGGTCCGGGTGGTCGAGTACCGCCCGGCCTCCGCCGTGGATTTATCAAGCGAGGTCGCCGAAGAGGCGATTAGGGAAGGATGGGCGGAGCCTTGCCATCTCGAAGCAGAGGAGCCGGAGTTACCGCCGGAAATCGAACAGACTCTACGCCGGAGGCGGCGGCGCTAAATGCGCGTGAGTTTGGTAAGCGGCCCGGCGGCGGAGCCTATCGACGCTACCGACGCGGACGGCCCGGTTAAGAAAACACTGAGGATTACCGGCAGTACGGAGGACGCCTATCTCACGAGCCTAGTGACGACGGCACGGAGCCTGATCGAAGGCGAAATTCGCCGCGCGATGGTCAACCAGGTCTTCGATCAGTATCACGATTCCTGGCCGGATAATTTCAAGTTGGCTCGCGGGCGCGTGCTGACGCTGGCCTCGATTACGTTCATCGACGAAGACGACGCCAGCGATACGTTCGCCACGTCAAACGTCGATTTGGCTACCTGGGAAGACCCACTCCCGAGAGTGACGCTCAAGTCCGGTCAAACGTGGCCTACGGCCACGCTGAGGCCGCATGACGGGATTATTCTGCGCTATACGGCGGGCTATGGGACCAGCGGAACAAGCGTTCCGGCGGACCTCAAACATGCCGTAGCAATGGCGACAGTTGCGCTCTACGACGGCTGCGGACTTGGCGAAGGGCCGCTGTGGAAGGGCGCCCTGGCATTGGCCTACAAGTACACCGTACCGCGAATCGAATGCCAGTAAAAGAGCGTTGCCGGTGTGAGGTCCGCGCTGAGCGCCGAACGCTAGTCACGGTCAAGCAGCCCGTTTTCAGCGATGGAGTAACCGGGCAGCCGGTCGAAACCGGATCGCCTA